AAGTTGTTGGAGTTGGAACTGTAATAACTTGAAACTTTTTATCTTCAAAATCTGATGCAGAAAAACCTGTACCACCAGGTAATGTTACATTATCAAATAAAACGATATCACCTTCATTTATATTGTGTGCAGCTGAAGTTGTTATTGTAACTGTTGTTGTAGAGTTTGTTGAAAGTTGTGCACCAGTAATATCAGCTTTTAAAGGTGTAATATCAAATAGTTGTCCTTCAAAATACACAAGTAAAAATTTATCTGTACCTAAAGCTACATATCTATTTCCATCTAGATCTACAAACGCAAACTCTTTTCTTACTACACCCACAATGGTATCTGTAAGTAGTGATTGCCAACCACCAACTTTCTCTGGTAGTCCATATCTAAATCTAGTTAAATCTGAGTCTGTCCAACGGCCAACAGCACCAACAGAAGTATCTTGTCTGTCGATCCCCGGTGCAAATTTAATTTGTTGAAGAGCCATGTTTTAGCTCCTATGCTGTGTTTGTTTTAAAAGCCCAACCTCTAGTAGCATCCACATAAACTAAAGTGATAGCTTGTCCGTTTGTATTTAAAACTAGATTAGATGTTCCTGAATTTATAGGCTGACCATTTCTATCAATGGTTAAATTGTTTGAGTTAAATGTGCCTCTAGTATCTATGATAGTAATTTCATCTCCTACTGCTGGAGATGAAGGTAAATCAATTTCTATTGGGTTAGCTGTTGTATTAGCGAAAATTTGTGCTCCTGCTACAGCTGCGTATGGTGAATTAGAATCAGTTATAGTTGCATAACCTTTTTCTATAATTCTTGTTGTTGTATTTGTACCATCAGAAACGCAAAGTAAAGTTGCTCCTGGTGGAACAGGTTGAGATGTACCACTAGCTGTTAAAACACTTAATGTTCTATTAGATGTTCCTCTAACTGTTTCATCACTTATGATCCAAACTCTCTCAGATCCTGATGGCATTGTTAAAGTTCTGTCACCAGCTAAAGTTCCAGATAGTTTTA